GCTAAGTTTCGTCTCCTTCGCACTGTGTATGACCTGGACACAGCCGTCCAGGTTATCATGAGCCCTATAATCGGCTTTAGGGATCGCTGGACCATAACTGGCCTAAGTCCAGAGCGAATGGATGTTCTATATCCACTCGCCCGCCTTGTCCCGGGCTTTCCTCAGGCATTCAGCCTCGAAAGTGAGACCCAGGTCCGATTCTCTCATGGAGGATCTGACCAGGGTGAGCTATTCCGCATCGAGTATAGGTTCCGCCCCAAGATATCTGATCTCAGCGACAGTGCTATGTCAGTTCCGCTGGTTCCATCTCAGTGGATGCATATCCTCAGCGACATGGCCCTGACCTATCTTCTAATCGACAAGAACGACGATCGCAGCAACGCTGTTGCCCTGGCAGCCCGCACTGGCCTCGGTGCCATGCTGAAGGAAAATCGTCGCCGCCTGGCAAAGATGGATGCTCTAGCCGGAAAGATCGTCCCACGTCAGGATAAGATCATCCAGAGACCTGGCCGTACCATCCCTGTAATATGAGCTACCGTGGACTAATCGTGCCACTGCCCGTCGGGCAGCAGGGCTTTACAGGGACGGAGAATCCATCTCAGGCCGGCCCTGGGCATCTTCTATACACTGATGGTGTTGAACTAGAGGCTGGCATCCTCCGAAAGGAGGGTGGGGCATCTAAGTTCAATGCATCCACCTTGGACAGCGGCGCTGTTATCATCAGTGGAATTAACTGGACACCTACTGGAGCTAATCGTCGAGATGTAGTATTCACATCTGGGGGGAAGGTTCTAAAGGATACCGGGGCGGGAACCTTTGGGACAACTATGGTAAGTGGCCTTATTAGTGTTAGAGATCCTCCCCCATGGTTCTCAGTTGGAGGTGGTGAGGCTGTTGGGTCTGCCAGAAAGCTATTCCTATTCTCCGCTGCTAACCAGGTTCAGGTAGTGTCAGGGGATGGAGCTGCTATGGCAGCTATATCCAATCCTGCGGCTGATTGGACTGGTGCTGGCAACTTTCCCACCTTTGGATTAGTTCACGGCTTTAGGAACTGGGGAGGTGGAAATAACTCTGATCCGCATCGCTTATACTACAGCACCATATCTAACCATGAGGACTTTACCTCAGTTGGATCTGGATCTATAGCCATATATCCAGGTGAGGGTGAGGTCCTGGCGGGGGCATTCTCCTTCCGTGGAGCCCTGGTCGTATGGAAGTATCCTCAGGGAGTTTACATAGTCAGCACATCTGACCCCAGCCCAGCTAACTGGTCTGTCACTCCGCTGACTAGGGCGGTAGGTACGCTGAACCAACACTCCATCATTCCTATCGAGAATGATATACTATATATGGACGTAGCTGGCGGTATACATGCCCTCAGCACAACTCAGGAATTTGGTGACCTCTTCACCAGCGACATAGGTGACATAGAACGTATAAGAACATTCATGAAGAGATATGCGAACATCGCCAAGCTTAGGCGAGTTCAGGGACTATGGTATGGTAGGAGAAAGCAAGCCTGGTGGGCGGTGCCCCTTCTGGGAAGCGATGACAACAACCTGCGTTTTGTCACACTCATAGAAGCTCCTCCTGCTGGCAGCCAGAGCAGTCAGCCGATAAGACGTTTCTTCATGTCCCGGCGTGATATATGTGTTAGTATGTGGACTAAGCCTGACGCAGAGTCAGTGCCAACTCCGGTAGTTGGTGACACATCTGGTTTTGTATGGTTACTTGACAATACAGTAAGGTCCAAGGATGGTGCTGGCTATGCGTTTACCTTTGAAACTGCAAATACGGACTTCGGTTTCTATGACCAGAAGCTAGCAACTAAGATGAAAGCTGGTCAGTTCCTGGAAATCAACTATGAACCTCGGGGTGATTGGGACTTGACGGTTGAGGTATTCTGGGACGATACGTTAACGGATATACTATCATTCAATATGGGATCTGGAGGTGCGGCGCTAGGTAGTTTTATCCTAGACACCGATGTCCTTGCATCGTCAGTTGTCCGGTCAGCCCGTGTGAAGATGGATGGTAGTGGACGTAGGCTAAGGTTGGTGGCGGATAACTCAGGAGCTGGTCAGGATATCAACCTAGCTGGCTTCTTCGTGCATATGGGAATGATGGACGAGAGGGTATCTGAATGACCTATGGACTTATATCATGCCCTGATCATATTAAGAGAGATGCCAGGGGCGTACTGCAGTCTATGCAGTGCAAGGTCTGTGGGGCTGTCATAGCTGACACATGTGATCGTCTTGTTGGATATGAAATTACCAAGAGCGGAGAGAGGGTGAAGGTTATCACTAGAAACTTTACCAGGCTGGATAATTTTACAGAGATCAAGATAGCATTCGAGGATCCTAAGTACTCCCATATCACCCATGGCTGTAATAAGTGCCTATCCCTTGACATGAGCCCAGCTCTGCTGGCGGAGCTTCACCAGGCTGATCAGGAAGATAGTCCAGATGGCTACACTGATCGAGAGAGGGCTCAAGTGCCTGTGAAGGTTGTAGCTATCAGCCATAATCAAGGTGGGCTCGTCTGATGTCACAGGGTCTGTATAGTCATACGACTAGGGCTGTCGGAACTATCCTGACGGCAGCTATCTATAATGCTGATCACCAGAATCATATTACCAATCTCAACCCTGCTATGTCAGGGGCTTTGTCCGATAACCTAACCGAGCACCAGCTAACTCAGGACCCTGGAGGCCTGGGAACGGAGGTGCTTGCGAGTAATCTAGCTGATGAGCTAGAACAGCTTAGATTTTGCATAAAGAGGATAACCGGCAAAGCTCAGTGGTACATTGCTCCTGCGATTGACCTAGAATCAATTGGAGGGACTATACCTACACTTATCGTCACTAAGTCTGCATCCTTCCAGGGTGATCTGTCTCCAGCTCAGATTACAAGCAATCAGAATAACTATGCCCCTACTGGCCATGCCGATGCATTCCGCTTCCGCCTTAGCAGCGATGCTTCTAGGGATCTAACCGGCATTGCTGGAGGGGCGCTTGGCAGGATTATTGTACTACAAAACATCGGTTCCTTTCCCATAATCCTCCGTAATGATAACGGAGCATCTACAGCTGGCAATAGATTTTTAATTGTAAGTGACACTACCATATACCCTGGCTGGTCAATGGGTCTGCAGTATGATAATACAACTCAGAGATGGCGTCCCTTATCCGTAACGCTTCCCAATAATGTAGTTATTGGGGGCACCTTCACTATGAATGGGGATCTCAGTGGACTGGTTAATCTACTTCAATCGGGCTATACTGAGATTGGGGAGATATCTCCTCCAGGCAATCCTGCAGCTGATAAGGTTAGATTCTATGCTAAAGATGTTAGCGGGACGTCTAAGCTGGCGTATAAGAGAAGTGATGGGATTGAGGTTGTACTAGATGTTCCTCCCACTGGTGGCATAGAAAGCATAGCCAATGGTAGTCTATCAGGTACTCAGGTTACTATCACTAATATCCCTGAGACCTACACACATCTCATACTCAGCATAGAGGGTTTGTCCATAGATACATCAAGCAGAGGATTCCAGGTACATCCATCTGTGGATAATGGATCAAATTATGACAGCACCGCAGGCAACTTCAAGGGTACGGATTTCGTAGATGGCACTCCATCCGCTCATACAATAGCTAGCTTAATGGGTAATGCAACTTATACTGCAAATGCTGTTGTAAATGCAGTTATGAATCTCTTTGGCTATCACACCGGACCTAAGCTTAAGTTGGCAAGCAGTCATGCTGAGGAAACATTTTTCGCATCTCGTATAAGCAGTGATGTAGCGTATCTAGGAAATGGAAGTAATATAGATGCCCTACGTATCATAGTCAGCGGTGGCTCTGGCAACTTTGACGCTGGCACTTACAACCTGTATGGAGTTAAATGAACCTGCCTGACCCATGGCCTTTGGGGATTGTGTCTGCCAATAATGGCCGGTGTCACCTGAAACAGGGGCTGATGATGGTTACGCAGTATGATAAGGCAATCGCTGCCTTTCTAACCAGTCTGGCTGGCTTGGGCGCTGCCTTTGGCTTGTCCAAGTACCTCACCTGGCTAAACCAGGATACCATCCTAGCGATCACGCCATTTGTGACTATGATAGTCACCTGGCTAGTCCCAAACAAACCAGCATGAACACAGCATCCTTCATCTTGGCATGTCTCAACCTGGCTACGGCCCTTACTAAGTGGGTGTCTCAACGCCAGGCTCTTGACGCAGGCCAGGATAAGGAAATCGCTCGAGCGGCATTGGCAGTTCTTGAGTTGACTAAACGAGGGAAGGAGATAAGAGCTGCTGTAGCTGCTATGAGCGATCAAGACGCTGATGGCTTGTGGGATAGGATGGTGTCTTCATGAAAGAAGGTATCGTATGCTTCATCCTGTGCTTCGGCATCTACCGGGGGGAGCAGCCGGGACCAGTGGACTCTTTCTGCCAAACCTATGTCCAAACAGTCACCAGTCGGGCAGAACTCGATGCCGTCAAGCGATTGCCTCGGCAGTTGCGGGATCGCATCCAAGGCAACGATCTGGACTACCTATGCCGCTGTCTGAATTGGAAGGATCCCACCTGCCAAAGTTCGACTGGACCATAAATCTGGGCCATGTACTGACAATAGCTGCTGTCTTAGGAACTATGGCAACTGCATACACCACGTATCAAGTCACTATCAGTGACCACGATGCAAGGATAAGGAGCCTTGAGAAGGCGTCACAGAGCCAGGATGCAAGGATGTCAGAACAGTCCCAGGTTCTATATTCCATAAAGCAGGACTTGGCTATCATCAAGTATCGCCTCGAAGCTGATGATCGGACTAAAACTAAGTGAACACCCATCTGAGATACGTCGTCGCATCTACTCCTGGCCACTACCAGGCAGTGCACCGCTTCCTTCGAGAGGAGGGAGTGGAGGAGAAGCAGCACCTCGCCTTTCCTACGATCATGGCATTCGATGTAGATGATGATCTAGTGGGTGTCTGTGGCACAAGGATTGTCGATAAGATGATCCTGGCAGGGCCGCTGATGGTTCGAACCGACTATCGGCGGCTCTTTACCATCCTTCGCTTATGCGAAGCATATGAAGCTGCCATGAGCCAGATCGGAGTATCTACGTTTATCCTATCTGTAGAACATGGCTCTATCCTTCAGCGTGGCATGGAGAGGTATTTTCCAGATGAGAAGCCCTATGCCACAGAGGGTAACTATGACTACTATGCATGGAAGGTAAGAGCATATGGGCACCAGCGTCAGCGTGCCGGGTCCATCTCCGGAAGAGAGGGACCTACAGAGGAATCAGGCCGAGCTTCTAGCGCTCCAGCGCCAGATTATTGAGGAACAGCGGGCACAGAACCGCATCCTCTTGCCGTTCCTCGCTCAGCAGGAAGGGTTTGACGTAACTGTTGACGAGCACGGTGTCATTACAGGCGTCTCTATGACTGCTGCCGAGACGGCAAAGAGGGCACAGGGGGACGAGGTTCAACGCCTGTTGAATGAACGCAGCTTGGCCGCCCTCAAGGGCGAGTTGCCTGTCGATCCTGGCCTGGAGCGTGACCTGCAGCAGCAGGAACAGGACCTTAGGAATAAGCTGCAAACACAGCTTGGTCCTGGATATGAGACATCGACACCTGGCATCCAGGCCCTGGACGAGTTCATGCGATCTGCGGAGTCCCTTCGCTATGGTGCTCGCACTGGCCAGCTGACCTTAGCCGAGCAGCTGGGGATCACAAGGGAGCAGCAGAACGATTTCTCTAGGCAGTCATCTGAGGATGTTCTCCGAACCTCGGCTATTGGTGATCCACTTACATTTGCCGGCGCCTTTGGACAGACAGCAAGGGGATATGGCCAGGCTCAGATACCATTCATCCAGCAAAGGCAAATGCAGCTGCAGGCTAACATTGCCAATGCTCAGTCTAGCGTGGGTCTACTGGGCGCTGGCATCGGCCTTATTGGATCGTTCCTGTCTGATGATGAGGTAAAGGGTGACCTTATACCAGTTAGCGAAACTCTAGATGGTATTCCTATCTATGAATACACCCATGCTGGCACGGGCGAACGCATGATCGGCGTCCTGGCATCTGATGTTGAGAAGGTCAGGCCCTGGGCTGTTGGCAGGCGCTTTGACAAGGCAACTGTTGCGTACAGGGAACTGCACTGATGGTCTACCTTCCAGGAGCTATCGACAGAACCAGATCGAGGAATGCATCTGATCTCTATAGGGATCAGGTTGGTCTCGGAGCAGTTCCACCTGCGCAGCATCCACCTGCAGGTGGAGGATTAGTTCCTAGTGCAGCAGGTGGCTTCGCTCCGACAGTTACTCCTCCTGGAACACCTAATCAAGGTGAGCCACAGCAGGGCAGTCGCCTGCAGCAGTACTTCCAAAGCCAGCAACAGCAGCGTGATATGCTGGCGGCTCGGGGTCAGGATCTACGCTTTGCCCAGCTTATGTCCAGAGCCCTCGATCCCAGCATGCCCAAGGGTTTTCGGCAGCTCGGCCTGAGGCAAATCAGCCAGTTGTTGGGCATCGATCCCAGGGGAGATAGGGCAAAGGATATTATCAATACCATATCTGGCCTCGATCCGCAGTCTCTAGAGGGTATCCGTCGAGGTATCGTGCAGTCCACTAACGATGCTGAGCCTGGACAGATTGCCGAGATGACAAGAGGGATCCTTACAGGTCAGGTTCCTCCCGATCAGCTTATGGACCTCGCTAGATCAGCCATGCAGCCTCCTGCTCCTCCTGGAGGTGAGGCCGATAACGGCTCCCCTATGATGCTCGGCGGACCAGGGACTAATCCTGCTCTTGCCGGAGCGGATACAGCTCCTGTGGATATTGGCACAGATGTAGGGGCACCTCCTGCATTGCTGGCGCAGGCTCCTCCTGGCACGACGGTTGGACCAAGGAGTACACAGCCAGCTACTATGCCACCTGAGGCCGCTCCGACGACCGATGTTCCAGCTGTGGATGAGGCAAGAGTCCCTGCCAGGATGCGGGAGATACCGCCTGAGTTGGCATCTGCCCTTGGCCTCGACCTTGATAATCGGTACAGGGTCATAGACGTCATGAAGGCCGGATGGAACCGCATTCCGTCTGATGCCATAGGTATGCGTAAGCTGTCCACAGAGATTGGCACGGCACAGAATGGTGTCGTAGACACTATGAGCATGGCCAGCCAGTTGGCTGCCTTGGTCAAGGGTAATCCTGAGGCTCTCGATGCCACCCTGAGAATACCCATCCCAGGCGGAGGCATGTTCAACCTCGGCGTCAATCCATCTAGCCTTGGCAGCAAGATCGGCAGCTTTATGGAGGGTATTCTGAATGTGGTCGGTATCTCTCCTAGGCAAGCCGGCGGAGAAGGCACGGCATCTGATCTTGGGAGATGGGCTCAGGACACTGCATCCGATCCGAAGAACTCCGCATTTATTGCAAGACAGACGGCCAAGATCGTCAATTGGGTGCAGCAAACTGGCGGTAGGATAGAGGATACAGCTGAGCTGAATGCCAGAATCAACTCGATTATGGTTCCTCTCGCATTCGCCATGGCTGCCGCTAAGGGTCAGACTGGAAGGTTCCTGTCCGATAGAGATGTCGCCTTCCAGCTGCAGGAGCTCGGTGAGAGTAATAATCCAGCTCAGTTTGTCGCTGCCATCTCCGATATGATGGGCCGCCTTGGTATGCAATATGAGACTAAGATGAGGGCCCTAACCGGAGGTACGGTTCCGTTAACTAACCTTGCGACGCCGGAGGTTACTGATGTTATTCAGAGGTCGGGCATCGCACCAGCTTCAGTCCTTCGTCTAGTTGGCATCGACCCAGCGTCTGTTGCCCCTTCCAGCGTTGGACCGGAGCGTCCTGGTCCCGTGTCTCCTGATAGTCAGGGGACCAACTTCCCCGACCTGTATCTCAATAGGCCAATCGGAAAGACAGGTAATCCAAGTGCACCTCCTGGCGCTACTGGTCCTCAGGTAGGCGGACCGACCAGGGAGGTTCCAGGTCGTCGCTCTTATCCCAGGGTCAGTCCTACGATTGAGCAGGAGGAATCAGCAGCGATTGGTCGTCTGCAGGAAGATCGAGCTGCAGCCCTTGAACAGCGTACTCAGGGCCGCCGTCGTCTCGAATTAGCGGAGTCCGCTGAGGCTAGGGCTGCTCGCAATGAGCTGGAGCAACGTCGCCTGCATATACAGGCAGCGTTTGCTAATATAGGGAAGGCCCTATCTGGGTCAATATCAGGTGGTGGAGGTGGCATCTCTGCAGGCGGAGGTGGGGATCAGGATCCTAATGCATTTAGGATTACCCCCTCACCACAGCGACGTGCTCCAACTCCTGTGAGTGCTGCACCTTATCAAAACATCGCACCGCGGCGTAGGTAATGGCAGGTGCTGGTAACACCGAAGAACTTTTTAACCTGACTCCTGAGGAGCGGGCTCTCTATGAGCGTCATCTATCAAACCTGTGGGGCCCAGGAGGTGTGGACAACCCCGACGGGTCTCGTTCCACTCTGTATCAAGCCACATTTACTGGCCCTGACGGCAGGGCATATCTCGTTCCGACAGTATGGAATGGGAAGATAGTCACTGATCGGAACGAGCTGTTCCGATATATAGAAGAGGCCGGCGGCCTTCGTGCATTTCCTTCCTACGCATCTCCCGACGAGGCAGAGGCCCGTTATGCCCAGCTCCATGGTCCCATGGAGCAGGATACTCGTCGTTTCCTTGAGATGCGAAGCCTTAGAAATATTACGCATAATGTAAGCCCTAGTGATGTAGAGCTGGCATACAGCCACGCTTTCACACCTGATATAGGAGCTGATCGTCCATCTAATCCCATGGTCGCCGGGAAGAAAGGGACGATGCAGCACTATTATCTATACGGGGAGGTTGTTCCTACCGATACAGGCATGGGCATAAAGAAGCCTGATGGAACCATAGAGCAACAGCTTCCCCCTGGTGCTGCATACGACCCTAAGACGAAGCAGGTATTTGCTCCAACGGAGCCGGCTGATACTCTTGAGGCTAGGGGAACGATAGCACCTATAGCTGTCGATCCCAATACAGGAAGAGCCGTCGTAGCCCTTCCACAGATTGCAAAGAATATCCTTGATATCCCCCATATCATAGCCAGAGCCAAGGAACGCTATGACAATGGCCTTATAGTCCCTAACGAACAAATGGCTGCTGAGGCCCAACAGATTGCAGGTGCCTTTACCTCAGGTGGAGTTCCAGGAGCTGCTGGCAGGGCTGTCGCTCGCGGAGCTGGGCCCTCTCTGGGAGCAGGTGGTGGAAGTCGTCCAGTTACCCCGAGGCCGCAGCTCCGTGACATCTCTGCTGATCCTACTGGCCTCTACAGTCATGCCGAACGTGCTACGGGTCTTCTTCCTCCTAGGACGACGGCTGAGGACGTGATCGGCAACATGCTTAAGGGAGGGGTGAAAGAGACAGAAATCCAGGCTATGGATCTGGATAAGTTTCTCCTTGGAGAGGGAGTTGCTAACGCTCGGCGTGCTCTCCTTGATAACTATAATCGTATCCAGAAATTTCAGAATGATATAAGTATTCAACAAAGATATCTTAGGGAAGCTCCTCAAGGTGATATTCCCCATATACAGAATCAGATAAACTGGCTGCAAGGACAGCTTGAACTTGCTACACAGAACTATATCAACAATAATAAGTACTATAACACTATAAGAGGCTTACACAAGGATGAGGCTGGCAATACAGTTAGGCTTGTCCAACCAAGAATGGTGACACGAAAGGAGGTTGAGGACTATATAGACGAACATCGTCTCAGAACATCTGAGGTCGTATATGAGAGACCTCGCTATTCCCCTGAAACTGAGGCCGCCTTTGATAAGCTGTCGAGTGAAGAGGGACAGGCGGAGTTTAGGAGGGCTCTCGTAGCAGAAGGAGGACCCGCCGGCGCTGCATCTGATAGCATCACTTCTAGGCTTGCAATTAACATGGAGGATAACCTTGGATCACTTCAAGGTCTGAATGCGTTTGTATCGAGCTTCCGAGGTCTGCGTATGGCCAGGCTCAATGCCCCTGTCAGGGCAGCTCTGACCAAGGTTACTGGCATCCCTGTCGAGACATTGATACGTTCATCAGAGGTAAATGCAACTGCTCCAAGGACTCGATATACTAATTATACGTTTAATTCTGGGAATAGGACACATAGGGAAATTGTTCAGCGCCTTCATACGAACGAGGCAGAGGAAGCTCGTAATATCCTAAGAGGCATGAGCCCAGCACATGCGTCTGTTATTGGTTCATACTGGAATATCCCCGCAGAGAGTATACCAGCTGTAGGTCGGGGGCTCGTTCGTGAGATTAGGGGTGAACACGCTAATGAAATACAGCGTCTCAGGGAGCTTGAGAAGACAGGTCGTGTTTTCATAGGTGGACACTTTCCTCGTGATCCTAATACGTATGGCTTTCTTATGACATCCATAGAGAGGAATGCCGACGGCAGGCCTACACTGATGGCAAATCAGATTCAGTCGGATTGGACTAACTTGTTCAACAAAGGCCTCACTTCATCTCATCACGTAATGATGTCGGCTCTTAACCATTGGGTTGATCCCCTTATGCGACGCCTTATCAAGGAAGCTATCGATAGCGGAGCCGAGTCGATTACTATTCCTAATGCGGCAGCTATTAGCGTGTATAATCCTGGGATTAAGGGGTCCATCGCTAAGCTGTATGATACAGTGTTTCCACAGCGACTATCTGCTGTACTTCGAGAGTTTGATCGAGGCTCTCCGAGGCCCCAGCCTATTCACACGATTAACGGTAAGACTAGGATGTCGTTAGACATAGGACACGGCAATCAACCTATTCAGCGAGGCCTTGAGTTCAAGATCACTCCCGCTGCACGGGCTCGTGCACAAAGTGGCGAGGGCATGCGTATTCTATCTCGTGGCGTTCCCGTGCCTAGTGGTAATAGGGAAGATAGCAATGGCAAGGACTAGAGGCTTCTCCCCTAACGTCATGTCGGCCATAAACCTGGCATCCCAGCGTGTAGGGATACCAGCCAACTTCCTACGGGCTATTGCAGGTATAGAGAGTAGTGGCAATCCCAGGGCTACCACAGGTTCCTATTATGGCCTCTTCCAGCTTAGCCCGTCGGAGTTCAAGAGGGCTGGCGGAACCGGAGATATATTCGATCCGACACAGAATGCTATGGCCGCCGGCCGTCTGTTCGCTGGATACAAGCAAGAGTTCCGGAATAAGTATGGAAGGGAAGCGACGCCTGTTGAGCTATGGGTTGCTCATAATCAAGGATGGGGTGGGCTTCAGGCACACATGAATAATCCAGATCGCCCTGCCTGGATGAACATGGCTGACACTGCGGAGGGACGTCAGAAGGGGATAGATTGGGCTAAGAGGGCTGTAGCTGGTAACATACCGCAGGCATCTCGATCCCTTGGTCCTGACCTGACTAGCAGGGAATTCATGGATGCCTGGGAGGCGAGGCTTGAGAGGGGTGGCATCCCTCGTGTAACACCGACGCAGGTTGATATAGGAGTCGCTAGCGCTGCTCCAGAAGGAGCTACTCCCAGCGAGCCGCAGGGTCGTCGTCTTCAGGATATGTCAGCGGCTGAGCTGACAGCTCTCGCTCCGCCTAAGACATCCATATACGAGGATATGGTAGGACATCCAGTATCAGTGCCAATTGATGGTACTACGCCCATCGTCTCTGGGATCGAGCCATCAGCTGGAACTACAGTCGGAGGTATCTTCTCAGGTGTTGGATTGGCGGGCATAGGGAGGGGACTAAGTGCCGCCGGTAGGGCTATTGTCGGCAGTGGCATCAAGGTTCCCTCCTTTGAAGATCCAGCTAAGCAGATGGCAGCTCTGGATGCCGGAGCATATTGGCCGACCATTCAGCTTCTTCGTCGGCGTCGTTCTCCGGGGGGAGGCTAAGGATCTGCTTTAACTCCCTAACAAGAGTGTCAAGATCCCTTGTCACCTTAACAGCCTGCATATCGCCCCAGCTATGTCCTATCTTGGCATCAACTCCCAGATAGAATGATCTCTCTATGTTATCAACAACTCCTGTATATTGTATCTCACTTCGCATATGGCCATAGACCATCTTGTGGATAAATGCAGCCAGCTTGTACCAGCCATTATCATCTGATGGTATTGGATACGCAGCCATGAGACTGTCATGTACCTGTGCCCCAAGCTCCATGCTGAGGAAGTCAAGACTATAGTCGTGAAAAGCTCTGACCATTCCTCTTCTGCATACATCGAACACAGTTGACTGAGGCTTAAAGCTGTAAGCTGCCATCCATAGCTCTACGCCCCACTCTCCCACCATCCGAACCTTCCGGCCGAAGCAGTTAGTAAGAACACGCCCCTGTCTTCGTAGGGTCTCTCTGATATCCTCCCAATATAGCTGCAGGCCAGGGTATGCCTTCTCGGAATAGAACTTAACTATAGGCTCTGCATCGGCCTCCGGCATCTCGTTCTCAAGAGCAAAACGTTTGTATCGCATATAATAGTTGCACCCATGATTACTCTTCTTCCCCGCCTGTCTTATGGACATAGACCTAGGTAAGAAGATCCCGCTAGGCACGTCAAGAGACTCACGAAGTCCCATAATAGTGTCAGGATCAGTATTAGCCCCAACAGCCTTATGCTCTGCCAGAACAAACTCCTCCGATGCCCCCGAGATAAGCGTTCCCGTAACAACATGCGGACTCTTGCCACTGTTGACTACCTCCAGCATATTGGGATCACCAGAGAGATAGGCCACAACGACCCACTCGGCTCCAGCCAGGTCGAATTCTACGAGTAGCATTAGCGATCTAGGCTCACACGAGGGAGAGTGATGGTGGCCGGAAGTAGCTCGTGTCTATCACTAACAGCTATCGGCTTGGGCTTAGGCCGTCGCCCTGTGAGGCCGGTTAGTGCATAGTATCGGTTGCATACTGAGTTGCACGGCATGCCAAGTTCCTGTCCCAGCATCTGCGGTCCCAGCTCCTCATATTTCTCCAGGATAATATTATCATACTTGGCATACTTACTCTTTGCAGGCATCACTCATCCCCGTTGATGGCGAATGCTATGACGACTAGCGCTACTAGCACCATGAACATTAGTGTCAGGGGAACTGTCATGGATCTGGGTACTCCTTCTTTCTCAGTTCAAAGTGCCCAGCATCCCAATGTCCCTTCCAGTCATATCCACAGACGATAGGGATGCCAAGTTCACTGGCTGCGTCCTTGAAGGCCACGACGATGGGAACGAAGAATGGAAGTTCCCACCGCACCTTCTTCATCACCAAGGGAACCACGTCGATTGCGAAGCCGTGGAGGTGACGGCTCTTGAGCGTCTGGCTTGCACCGACTGCGACATAGTGCTGTTGCTCGGCTATTGTCCGCATACCGTCGATGACTATGAAGTCCTGCGGCGATAGCTTAAGAGCCTTGTCCGCTACTGCTCGGAGGTCTGGGTGGATGCCGGTTAGCTCCTTGGAGGAGCGGAGGCTCCAGTTGAAGGCAGATGTCATGGCTTGGCTATCCTCCTATGATAAACCCCTTAAACTTGGGGTGTAGATTCTGCAGGTTCATACCAGTTCCAAAGATGGTCTGGCTGCTGGACAGACGACCTGTCCATGTTCCTCGTGGGTTCCAGCTGCACCTTAGACGCCCATCGGGGTCCAGGGTGACATCTATATAGGTTCCCTTCAGCTTCCTCAGTGCCCTTATCTCCTGTACGAGCTTTGCCTCCTTGCTGCCCTCAATCGACTTACGAAAGATGCGACTCATGGCCCGGTCATCCGTAGTAATGCCGCCCTCGGCATTCTTATATGGATGTATTCCAAGGTATTCATAGAAATACTCCTGACATGCCTTAGGCGATGCTGGGTTCAGGTGCCCCCAGCTGGATGTTATCGCATCAAGCTCGGCCTGCTTCTCCTCTATAGTCGTCTCCAACTCAGTCTTAGTCGCCTCTAGTCGATCCCTATCTACCGCCAGGCCCCGCACTGTCATGTAGATTAGGGAGTCTAGCATATCTATAGTCATATTATAAGTATCCCAATATCCTCCCTCACTCATCTCGTCGGACAGGAGAGACCATGCCTCAAGGGCAACCGCCGCATCCTTTCCACAGTATCGCTGGAATGTAGGCCAGTCAATCTTCGGGTTCTTCCATACCTTCCCCTCGTCCTTCCAGTACGGCTCCCTCGTATGGTAGCTGGCAATAAAGTCAAGTCCCTTGGGAAAGTGTGGATATATGATATGCTGAGCAATCATGGTATCGCCTATGGGCCCCCTCGTCCTTATGTGGTTCCGATCCAGGAGGAAGCCGATATCAAAGGCTATGTTCTGATTCACCTTCATCAGCTTCTCATCAGACATGAGGGACTCATACCACTTCCACACAATAACCTCGTCGTCTTCACTCCAGTATGGCTGCCCTCGATCATCTACAAACGGGATCGTCATTGCCCGGTCGGACCTAGGGGCGAGGCTGAAACATGACACCTGATGATTGATAACCTCTATGTCAGTCGCAAATACTCCGGCCTCCCTGCACTCATGCATGAAGTGATAGACATCGGCCAAGGTAGGTGCGATTATCAACTCCCTTGGAGGCAGCACCAGATCGTAGCTGTCCATCTCGAGCCTGGACTTTGCCAGATCGTTCTGAATGAAGAAGCGCCATGCATAGACACCATATATAGTGGCATCTGGATGCACGGTTGGTATATACTTCCGCTTGAAGCGCTCCGACCATAGGGGCGAACCTCGCCACTTCATCAAGGGCTTGGTGTTAGATGCCATCATATGGAAGGCAGGGCGACCCAGCGTTACTGTGACCTTAGGGCGGATTTCATCCAGCTTAGCCAGTGCCTCACGGGCTGCATCCATTCCATCGTCTGTGAAGCCCTTCCTTGGGTCGTATATCAGCCTATTATGCAGGAACATCTGATCCTGCTTATTCTTCTGAACATGCTCCTTCCACAGATTCAGGATATAACAGTGTTTCCTGGCAATACCTGCTGACCGAAGGCAGTCGTTTAGGACATCTCCCTCTTGCCCTACAAAGGGTCTCTTCCAGGACATATCTATCTTTGATGGAGAAGTGCCCAGGAGGCATATCTCTGCCTCAGGGTCTCCCTCTTCCCATGGCGATGTCTTATTCAAGGCCAGCATCCTTGCTATGCACGACTATCTGAATATGCCTTAGAGCATTCGTATGAATAACCGCCTGCATACACATCCCCATCAGGACCTGTATCAGCGAAGGCCCGAATGCCTGAAGCTCTATGGGTATCTCAATAGTCTTGAATACCTCAAGAGCCTCAGTCACCATCATCTTCGCCTTCTCCCTCTCCGTCATCATCGTCCTCCTTCTGATCATCTATGATGCGCTTCAGGAAAGCATTCTTGTATTGCTGGCTTAGGTCCCATCCCATGCCGGTGTGTCCCAGCTTATATGCTGCCCGCAGCGTTACGCCTGATCCCAGGAATGGCACAATGATATAGGATCCTGGAAACAGGCAGGTCTCAAGGATCATCTTCATCAGCACAAGCGGCTTCTGTGTTGGATGATCCTTGGTAGTTCCGATCAGCTTCGGGAAGTTAAACACATTAGACCGACCAGGCTTGGCCAGGACAGGCGATCCTTTTCTCGCAAGGAAGAACGGCTCATAGCAGCTGCCAAGGGTTGTATTAGGACTTGCAGTCTGCCCAGAGTCTCCCTTAATCCAGACTGCCGGTATGTCAGGCACTCCGAAGCCAACTTCTCGTAGCGTTGTCAGAACAGATCCATGCCAAGACATGCCGTACCAGAATACTGCGAAGCTGTTATCCTTGAGCAGACGATATACCTCTTGAGCTGTGGTCGCGAATAGCTTGGGATACTCCCCCTCCGACCACTCGTTATAGTCACCCATAAGATGGTCATCTTGATTTCGACTTTTCCTCCTGTCGAGGTCCACTCCATATGGAGTGTCTACCTCAGCAAAGCCGAACGTGCTATCTGCCAGCTGCCTCATACCGGCCAGGGCATCTCCTATAATGAAGTGCTCCCCTGCTCTGTCCATAGCCTCCTTTATGTGGGGAAGCACTCTCTGATGCAAATGCGTCCTTACGACGTCTTCCTCGAGGCGCTTGTACTCCTTCCAGGCATCGTCCTCCGTCTTGTAGTCCTTTAGCTCAGGTAGAAGCTCCATGGCTTCGGCTAGCTGTATCCTCCTTCCCACGGCACTCTTAGACACTCCAGTCATGTCCGCCTGGTCACGATGTCCCCACTTAGGATCAGCTGCCTTCTTGAGCAGAAAGATCCTCTTCTCCAGCTCCGCCCTCTCCGTCCAGTGCAAGTCCTTTCTTTGAATATTCTCGATTAGTTCAATCTCAGCAGCATCTATCACCCCCTCGACCCTACGCATGATACAGGGGATTGTAGTCCGCTTGAGATGCTCATGCGCCAGGAACCTGCGACCCCCTGCTAACAGGCGCTTATTCTGATCTATTGTAATAGGCTGTAGCAGGCCCTTCTCCTCAATTGAGGCGGCCAGGCCTGCTATATCCCCATTGTCAAGGCGTGCCCTGTCCTTGATCTTGATTTCCTTGAGCGGCACTTCCTTGATCTGCATCATCCCCCGTTCCTCCGAATAGCTCGGCTATCTCCTTAGGCGATAGCCCTTCAAGTAGCTTTGCCAGGTCCATCTTATCCTTATCCTTAGCACGAGCCTTCTTCACCTTTACTGAAGGTCGCTCCTTGGTAAGGCGGCGATCTGCCCTGATCTTCCGAATGAGCTCATGTACCTCCTCATTCGTCATCTCACTCAGGGGCCGTCTAAGCTTTGCTAGTCTATCCATTCCCTCTTTCCATGTCCAAATTTTGGGCGACATCCATATCGGATCTAACTAGCTTAAACCTCCCATCAAGGATAGCACCGGCAACTACCATCCCATCCGCCTTTATTGCATCAAGAATAAGCTGGAGGACGGTCTCCAGCACATTTCGGCGTAGCCCCCAGGGTATGAGGGTTGACATCTGCTTGTGCATATCCTGTGAGATGCGGATATTCACTCTGATAAGACCGTCCTCTCTTGTCATGCTTACTCCTTCAGCCGGGGCAGCTTCATTCTGTTACGAACTACCCCGTCTTTTTTACTCTCTTCCTGGATCACCAGGCATCTTGCAGTCTTCCCCAACAGCTCATCGCTGTCGAACCCTCCTTCGTCGAAGCCGACATCGAAGAGATTCAGAAGTCTCTTAATCTCCAGCCCCCTCATCTCGTCATACTCTCCACCGTTGGGGTAGGTGATGAAGTGCTGAAACGGTGCAGGGTTCTTGACTTCCGGGTCCTCGATCCTGATCGTCAGGATGGTCATGGGTTCCCCCTTGGATGTCTCATCATCCTTGACCTTGACAATCCTGAGATCATACTCTCCCTCTGGGGCAATCTCCGGCTCCTTTACCCCATTCAGATTGATCTTGACGAACGACATACTACCTCCTGGTAACACTCGGAAAACGACGCTTCCCTGAAAGGAGCGCTCCGATGCCGTAGTCAGAGGACTTGTCATCGAAGCGCCCTATTGTCACGTCCTCAAAGGTATCCAAGCCAGGTATTGATGTCCTGATATCCTGGAGCCCCTTAGGATCTGGCTTTGTCCTTATCTCATACACCGTTCCTCTTTTCTCGTCATCCCTAGTGATCGCCTGGAAGACGTCAGTGAACTGTAATGGTAGAATAGTCCGAGCCCTTCCAGGTAGGTATAGCTCGGTTTGGATCTTACTCGTCTTCTCATCCTGGTACACCGAGAGGTGGGCGGTGCAGAAGATATTTAGGGGCGACGCTACTAGGCCCCCCACGACCTCTGCCATTTTACTGCCAACTACCTTATAGTCAGCTATCTCTTCTGTGCCTCCATAGCGGTTGTTGATATACAGTTGACGATCCATGATCGACTTGACCAGGAACGTCATGCTGTCGATGATAAGCCAATCGTAGCCGGAGAAATTCCTTCCGAGGACATCGGCCTCCCAGCGATTATACAGTTGAGGCTCGACCTTCCTCTTCCTGGTATTGTCATCCTTACTGCCCTTGTTAAATCCCTTGAGCGACGTATCTACATCGCTTATCTCAGGCAGGAAGAGTTCATAGTCCAGATTGCATCCCTTCTCCCTATACGGCGGCTGGGCTACGAGGGAGGATAGGGAGTTGGGATCGAAGATATATGCGAACCTCTTTCCTGGCAGGGTCCATATCTGCATCGTCTTTCCCGTCCCTGTACGCCCTGCCATGAGGATGCGCTTTGTATGTGGGATATTTACATCGGAGGCGTTCGGCATCTTCTCTTCCTCATAATTGCACGGGCCCTGGACGCATAGCCAATCGCCAGGCCAGCGATTAGGGTCACCTTACTGTAGTCCATATTCTCAAGGGTCAAGCTGCAGATAGCTGGATCGCTTGCCAGGTCTTCTGCAAGTTCCTCCAGATCGGCTACGTTGATCCAGGTAATGTCACTTGTCGTCTCTGTCACTAGGTCCCCCCATCCACCATGACATAAACTCTTCCCACGTTCCCGCCTGACTCTCGCTCACTTCCAGGAATGCCTCGATCTTAGCCTTCTTCTCCTGCCAAGGTATGTTGAGATCGACAATCCTGGTCATGGCCTCCATCATCTTGTCAAACTCTGTTGCTAGCATTACACAAGCTCCTTCGATGTGCCGCCGATGCGTTGCCATCCGCCGTTCCAGAAAAACAAGTGAGATGATTCTGGGTAAGCGTCCATAAATCGTTTGGCGCCTTGCAGAGTCCAGAACATCTGCATGGGCGTCCAGTTATCCATGACAGTTACAGCGTATCGTCGCCAGAGTCGCATCAGTATTCGTCCACTTGTGGCCATTACACAAGCTCCTTCGGTGGTAGCGGTATCTCTGTGTGCTGTGGCCTCCAGAGGTGGAGTACATAGTTATGGATGTTGATATGATCTTTAGATGTAACATGCAGCTGCATTGCAACCTCATCGTCTTTGAAGAATATTCTCTTGATATAATCCATCTCCGTCCAGCTAGGTATCCTGTCCCTGTGACTGACAGATACATGGTCCCAGCCATGTCCTGTGGATACTATCACGCACATCAGTACTTCACTGATGGGGCTAGGTATAGCACAGTACATATCATACTTAACCCATGTTCCTGGCATTACCTCCATCTCGGATGAAAATATCCTAGTCCCCGATGGCAGGGCTAACTTTTTCAGTTCTCTCATCGAATTCCCCTCAGTGCACATTCCTCATGTCGAACTCCTCCTCATTACCCCACGCAACTTCGTCGCGTAGGTTCACGAGATAGCCTTTCATTAGTTCGTTGCGGGCGATCTGCAGAGCCTCTTCGATAGGTCGCATGAACCGCGCTAGGTGATCGCAGCTATTCTTACCACCCCAGATATCAATGACGACCATCTGTGTCGCACCTCTATTCAGGTTTCTCAAACTCCCTTACCTTCTCTACGACTCCCTTGATAACCAGTGGACATGATACTCCTTCACTGGTCAGAGCCTTCACTGCCCAGTCCGATGCCTTCTCAAAGTCAGTGACAGCTAAGGCAAAAAGCCTTCTGACTTCCTGACTCTGGTTCTGCTGTAATAGAATACTGCATATACTTATCAAGCTATTGGTGCAGAGCTTAATCTCCAAGGCAACTTCAGCCGGTCCCTTCTCGACTGGTGTATAGACGGTACGGCATACATCTGGGTTTCCACGCTGATCCAGCCTCATGAGAATACTCTCCATATGGTCCTGAGCATCTTCCATGTAATCGCTATGGCTGCGGTGCCAACTCCTAGGAGTATAAGCACCATCGCCCAGCCTATTCCTGCCTCAAGCGCTGTCTTTCCCAGCCTGATCAGTTCCCGTCTGTCTGGCATTGTCTTCCCTCAGTGCATCTAATCCCTTGATATGGTCAAGAGGATCCCATCTGGACACCTCATATCCCGGTGGCAGATTGCGGCCGACAGGGTTCGGCCATGCCTTGCATAGATCGTGATATGGACAGGTGGATGCAAAGTCAAAGCAGCTATTTGTATTCTTCGGAAAGGCGTTGAGGTATTTATCTGTCGATGTGGCCTTCTTCAACTGAGCCTTCTCCCTCTCAAGTCGAGTAATCCACCATCGGGTATCATGTAGCCAGCTATCAAGATGATCGAATAACTTCTCCACAGGGATAAAGGTAAAGCCATCCTCCTTACTATGAACCAAGGCTGCATCGACCCAGACGCCTCCTACCTCTCCCGGAAACATCATATGCAAGGCATATAGATATCCATCAATCTGACTATTTGGAGAGAAGCTGTCAATGAAACCAGCACGGAAGGGCCCACCCTTCTTATATGCCGTTGTCGTCTTGTGCTCTATCCCCAACACCTTCCCCCGCCGCTTAACAATCTTATCAATCTTCCCTACATAGAAAAGCGTGTCGTCATCCGGGTCTAATGGCACAATAAAAGGTCGCTCGATGGCGACCAGCTCGAAGTCCGATGCATTGATGCTGCGCTTATCTATATAGGCCACAATCATCTCAAACGCACGTCCAGGCGTGCGGGGGGACATCTCCTTCTCCATCTCATAGTCCATGTCAGATGGAGCTGGCATTCCCTCTCCACACCAATGGATAAGGAATGCGGAGAATGCCCTTCTTGCAAGTTCCCCCTTAGGAACCTTGCCTATCTGATCCCATATCACCTCCATGGCAGCATGCCATGCTCCTCCGAACACTAACGGTACGCTAGTACCCTTAGGCCTCCAGTTAAACTCGTGCCTATACATATAGTAGCGAGGGCACCGTCTGAAGTCTGATATCCTTGTGTTGTCATACAGGCGAAGGGTCATTCTGTATCCTTTGCGTGAAAGAAGGGTGTGGTGGATGTGGTTCTAGGAGAGGTCCACATCACTTCTGTGTATTCCCTTCTGCCATGTAGGCCGACAGCTGACACATGGGAGCCACACCCAGGCAGAGGGGAGTCAAGGGACTATCCCCCCTCTACCTAACCGGGGAGTCGGTTAGGATAGCTGAACTGCGAAGAGGGCTGCGGTAGCCGCACCAAGGATGGCAACCATGCCTATGAAGGAGTGCACCATCTCTAGCGCCTTATCCGGCATGGACCTCTCCTGCGGCCTCATGATCGAGGGAAGGGGCTCTGGCTTCTCCAGCCCCATGTGCTCGAAGCCGGCTTCCTCGATGGCACCCAGCACCTCTTCCCATGAACTCTTTGCTGCGATGCCGTGTCCCTCGAATACCACGATGAAGCCACCCTTGTCGGCCTCCAAGATACGGACAGACATATGCTGCTTGATGCTAGTCAGAGTCAACTCGGGACAGCTTGGAATTATCGTCTGAGGTTGCATACGTATCTCCTTTGTCTACAGATAGCAGTGGAGGGAGGATAGGTGACAACCTCCCTCCACCTACAGCCTAGCTGACCGTCCGGCGGGGATCGACGAGCTAGGCTGATCCCAGATCAGGCTACCTTGCTGCGATACTCCTTGAACAGCGCAGCCCGCTCCGCCGGAGATAGCCTGGACAGCAGATCCCTGGCCTTCTCCGAAGCCGACCGAGGAGCCTTCTTCTGACTGGGCTTCCAGGTCCTGACAGCCTCTGTGATACTCGATGCAATCTCAGCCGCCGACTGACCCTTCTCCCTCCCTTGGTCCATGAGGGACCGCATGTAGCCCTGAAGGGCGATGATAACCGAGCGCTTAGCGTGGCTGAAGACAACCTCATCACCGAACTGTCCAATGAGCTCCTGCAGATTGTCCGCCAGTTCAATCTCGACCTCTACAGGCGGCTCATTAGTGCCACGGGTTGCGACTACTTTATTAAGCTGCATAAGTTGACGTGCTCCTTGTCAAGGGGACCCTCAGGTCCGCCCCTAGGTTCGCCCATGTACGGGCATGGAAGGCCGCATATTGGCACGATTATGTGCCCGCGTCAAAGTCCTAATCGCAGTCCGCAAATTTGTCGGACTTAGTCTCTTGCTATGGTCCTCTCATCCATGCCTCCTTTTATGATAGCTGATATAGTGTTTCGCTGACTGGACCTTTCTCTTCTCCTGCTCAGACAGATCCGTCATGTTTAGTCGTCCGTTCTTACGCCTTGGGACTGAAGCTAAGACAGCATGAGCGTCTTCAAGCGACTTCATCTTATCTGCAGAGCTCCTGGACACCTCCTCCATAATCGCCCTGGCTACTCGAACCCACCTCATGATATAGTCATGAGATAGTTGATCGAACCATATCTGAGGCTGCTCATTCCAGAACGCCTCATATCCTCGTCTAGCGAGGATAAGGTCCTTTGGCTCCTTCTCCGCCATTAGTCCTCATCCCTTCTGACGAGACGATACTCGAAGCCGGCGGCAGCCGCTACCCCTTTCAGGGTCATATGAGATGGATAGCGGGTCCTTGGCTTGCCTACCCTGGCTTCGAGTAGCTTCTGAATAGTGCCGCGGCTGAGGTACGTGTTGTGGTATATCTCAGCATTGCTGAGACCCAGGTTGCATACCGTCTTCCTAATATCATCCACGGCATCATCTCTGGCAGGCTTAGAATGGCGTCTGTTCGTCTTCATTGTCCCTTGACTCCTCTCCATGTGGCTCGTCTAGCCACTCATACTTCGAGCAGTATGCTTTGTATGTTTTAGTCTCCTCCCACCTGGTTATCTTGATGTACCTGGTTCCTCCTAATGGCGACTGTACTAAGATAGTGATAGTAGGCGGATTGATTTGATCTGTAGACCTCAACCTCCAGTATGAAATCCATGCCCCTGTAGTCTCATACATTGCAGGTTGTCCATCAGGGTGAAGTCCAGCGATCCTTAGATCTTCGCCGATGGCTGTAATAAGGGGATCGAAGTACCCCTTCGGATCATCCGGTCCTATGACTATGCTAACATCAATGCCTTCTTCGACCAGCTTCATCTTTATGTCATTCGGTAGCTTGAACTTCTCCAAGCATACTCGGACAATCTCATAGGGACGATGCAGATCCCTTACCTGGTTAATCTGCTTCTGCCTCTCATGCGTGAACTGCTCGAATGCGTCGATGAAGAGCAGATGCGAAGGGGCTGGGACTGGATAGGACATGGTGTCGCCTCGTTTACGTACGTCTCTTTAGCACTACCTTGACTATGACTGACTCCGGTGCAAGGTGCCAGATAGGATAGTCTGGGGATAGCCCTCCCTTGTGTGTCTTCACGGCGTCGGAGATGTACTCACACATCTCCTTGAGCGATACGTCAGACGGTACGTCCAGCATGACTCTGAATTCCTGCGCCATCAGTCCATCCTCGCTACTTCAAATGATCCATCTGGCTGCACGATACATACCCAGGCATGGGGATATATCAGGATCCACTCATCCCTCAGATGAGTATGTGCTATATGCCTCATGGGTGGATCACCTGGATATCTTATAGCCTTTGATGAAGGATCGAACGAGAACCTAGGCATAGCAACCCATCCACCTCCATGCTGATAGTTGCTATCGAACTGCTCCTTTGCTGGCCTTGGGTCGTCTTCGCTTATCATGTCTGGCAGCAGTCCGAGCATGTCCGCAGTTAGGCCCTGCTTCATCCACCAGGTCATTACCATCTCCTGTCTCCGCTTTTCCACAGTTCATTACGCACCACCACTGACCTTCACTCAGCCAGCAGTCCCCGCAGTCTGGAAACCTGCGGGGACCAAAGATGTATGTCATCTCTCCTCGAACCACTCTACTCCATGGAGCTTCGCCTTCATCCTATCCTGGTCAACGCCTGGAGGCAGCATGATATAGCACACACCCTTCTTCCAGCAGAAGCATGTCACGCTATCCAGGCGCTGGGCCAGGAGGTACTGGACTATGCGCAGATGATATGGTGGCATAACCCAGATAACTGTTGATCCAGAGGGGACTTTCATCCTGTCTCCGTGTGTCGCTCCAGGAACTTATTAGCGACATCGAGCCTCGCCTGGATGGCCTCCATCTTTACCATGATAGACGTCATCCTGGCATCGCCAGTGAGTTTCTTCTTCAGCTGCTCAAACTCGATCAGTGTGAGGTTCAGCTGAATTCCCTTGATCCTCATAGCTAACTCTCCCTTGTTGGCCTACATGGAACGCAGGCCTGGTCCTTGCCCTTATAGACACAGCACTCGCCCCGCTGTTCAAAGCGATCCCCTTCTCCAGGAAGGATAGTCAGGGCGATGATAGTGGCTATGATTACCTTAGCTTTCTTCATGCACTCTCTCCATGAGGTTGCCATCTTCATTCTCGGTATGAGGATTGATATGGCATATAAAGATGTGATGATCTAACCCACTATCGCATAATTCACAGTATTTATCATTAGTTCCATTCCTATACTTCAACACAACAGGTTCATTCATATAGGGACACCAATATATATCCCTAAAACCCTTCGGCTCGGGCTTTATCCATGACAGCTTACTCACGCCATCTCTCCAAGCTCTTGATTGGTGGCAGACGGGCCCGACCTTGGCCGTTTTATTATCCGTGTGCGGAGGCTCCATTACGTGAGGCGTGGCGGCCGATTTGTCCTCCCCACACCCGAACCACCAGGGCGGGGAGAAACGACGCCACGCCTCACGCGGCGTTGATTGGCGCGGAGCTAGGCCCCGTCGTCGTCCGCGGAGGCCGAAGCCTCGGCCGACGGCATATACGTGCCAATCAGATCGTCGGCCTCCTCCAGCTTGGAGATGGCATCATCCAGCTCACCGCACGTCTCCCTGACATCCTCAGGGATATCGTTGAGAAGGGCAAGGGACTGGGAGATATACTTGCTCACAGTCTTCAACTTCTCGATGTCCTGCGGAGACAGCTGGGCATCGTCGTCTTCTTCGGCCATGCGACATACTCCTTAACGTCCCGCGGTGAAGGGGCGGGAGACTGACTCCTTGCGGGACGAGGGGAGCCAGCCTCCCTATCCTGTGTGAGAGAGTGGGTTTCACACAGGCATCTTGATCGGAGGTGGGAGGCGCTTCATCTCCTCCGCAAGCAGCCAGAAGGAACAGCCGCAATCATTTTCATACACAAAATCATGCACTAACTGTGGCGAGATGCCTAACTTTCTCCCTATCCAATCAGATGGAAAATGCTTAAATGGGAAGTCTTCGCTGTTGTAGTCTAGAACCCTCATACATAGACCGGCCCAGCATACAGCAGATTTGGGGTTCCACCAGTGTCCAAAGGCGTTCGTTATCTGCTTATGCTTCCCAGACTCCAGGGCCTCAATCACCTTCTTTCTGTTCAAAACCTGCTCCAGGTCGATCTCCAGGCCCTCGTCATTCCTGTTTGACATTGAAGCTTCTCCTCATTACCTTGAGTGACATAGTGCTGAAGGCATCTTCCGGCGTATCCCCGACAGCCTTCACTATATCGGGGTGCGGACCTGGAATAGTTGCCACATATCCCTTGGGGTAACTACTCGCCAGGTATTGCGTCACCCGCTCCGGGTGCCTCGCTAGGACCCATGCTCGGTTCGGGAAGCCCTTCTCGAAGTTGCGTATCATGACCCCTAGCCGTGACGGCCTTTGCGAGGTCTTTGAGGTAGTCTGTGATGTCATCGAGAAGTTCCCTCGAAACTGTTAGACGACGTTCCCCCTTTGGATCGTCGATGGCGTAGACCTCCATATGGTCATCAGCATCATAGATGCGGACAATACATGGAGTGTCGGCGATGTAGATCGGAATCTCCATTCCCCTCTCCCTGTCATCAGTTGATGTCCGTCCTCATGATTATCGTCACGTTCCTTGAGACCCATTTTAGCATCTTGAATAATGCTTGTAAGATTTGCTTATCTTGTGCCTCGGGATGAGCTGACCGCATTGAGTGGATCATTAGGATAGAAAGTGCCAATGAAACTTCCCGTACGGGAAGTGGTCCTAGCTCTGCCAGGGCATCTTGAACTACAGCCCTTATTTGGTTGACTACATCTTGCTGTTCTTTCCCCGTCTGACATGACATACACGCTACTCCTGTCTGCACAGCAGAAAAGGGCCATGACCTAAGGCCATAGCCCTTCGCTATACTGCAGACCTGTATTGTTCCCTGCATAGTCCATCTCCCCAAGATGGAAGGACGAGACCTGGTGCAAGTCGACTATGGGTTTCCAGGTCTCGTCTCGTATCGGAGCAGGGGGCTGGGGGGCCTAGCAACTCCGATACTAGCCCGCCCCTGAAATGGACGGGATTGCTTTATCGGGCATAGGGGGAAAGGCTCGGCCCCCCCAGCCCAGTGCGGCCCCCGAGTGGGCCAGGGTGTCAATATGACACATGAATGTGGCCAAATTATGGCATCTTACATCTGCTATCCTACTTGTCAGATCCAAGCCGTACCCACTGGCCTTCTATGTGTATCACTCCACTCTCTTTTAGCATAACCAGGGCTCTTTCCCATGCCTTCTTAAAGCCGTTCTTAGTCCTGCTTATGCCATGAGCTTCGCATGCGGTCTTCCATGCTGTTAGGGTAACGCGATCTTCGACGCTGTGTTCAAGCAGATTCTCCAGCACAGAGCGAGCCTTCCTTGTCTGTGGGGTCATAAATGTAGATGTTACCTCATCGTCATCAGACGGATGCGGGGCGTCCTGGATGTAGCAGGTGTGGATAGGTGTATCGTCATCTGCATATCCTACGGTTGTCTGCTTTATCCAGCTGAACATCTCAGCACCCTCAGCTCCGTCTTTCATGAACTCAATGATAGTAGACACCAACATAGGATTTGTAGATTTCCCAGATCGCATCATCTTCAGCTGAGCAGCACATGTTCCTGTGAGGGATGTATGTCCCCTTGGCTTATCTGCAGCCTTTCCGCAGTGATGAAGGATCATCACAGAGCATCCGAATTCTCGGAAGATACCTTCGACACACCGTGTGTAGTGCGTCATGTCCTCATCGCTGTTCTCAGATCCATCCAGAGACTTGTTAAGGGTATCTATCACAACCAATACTGGGATTATGGATAGCTTCCGTATCTCCTCAGTCAGACCGTGGGATTGAGATAGCTTGGTAAACACCAGCCTATCGCGATATAAGAAGAAATCTGGATCCTTTAGGGATAGGACATTAGCAGCTGCGTGTGCTCGTGCAGCGAACTCATGATTGCCCTCCAGGGAGCAGTATACAACAGGGCCTTGCTTCACCTTCCTCCCGCGATAGCTTAGACCAGAAGCGACATGCATCGCCAGGTCTATGGCCCAGAACGTCTTCCCGCACTTTGGAGGTCCCCATAGGACGGTAAGGTCCGCTGCTGGTATCAGACCATCCACGAGAAAGTTACCTTCAGTGTTTATAGGCACAGCTGATAGCCTCGATATTGTCACAATAAGGTCCCCCGGTGCCCCTGCTATTCAAAGAGCTTTACCCCCTTATCGTGTGCTACAGCCTTTATGTTATCAGATGCGGATCTTCTCGATCTGAAGTTGCACCAGTGAAGGAGAAGCACATCCAGCATCTCGATCATGGTGCACTTATTCATCGCAGCCAGGAGCTTCAACTCATGCCGGGCATCGGCAGATATAGCTGTGTACTTGATCCCCCTATCTCCTCCAGCAGACGGCTTAGCGTCCTCAAACTTTATGAGTTTCATAGGTGACTCCGAATGGCAGGGAGAGACATTGTATTTATCATAAAGCCCTGCCTCCGGCAATGGCGACGCGACAGCGACCGCGACAAGACAACCCCATACTGGGGGTTTGTCGCTGTCTGTCGCTCGGGATCGGAGCGACAATTGTCGCTAATGTCGCTGTCTTGTCGTTTGTCGCCGAGTAGGAATCACTGCACATACGGGTATAGTTGCCATGCCCAAAATTTGGTCATCCCCCCTTGCCAACCCCTCCCTGAGACCCCCAAAATGCACCCTATGCATTCAGACCCTCCCACCCTCCGAGGAACCAGGCTGTCTCTCTCGGCTGCCGTCGCAGCCAGATGGCGCCATATCGAAGGTCTTATAACAGAACATGACTACTCAAAACCAGGGAAGCGGCTCGTCTCGCCTCCAGGCCTGGGTGAACATCCGTCGGGCGGCAGGCACAGACCAGGAGCCGTTCCTCTACGTAAATCCCCGAGACAACGTGTTGACAGGCCTGAAGACTATCTTGGACTATCTTGGCATTCGTTCACCAGTGACGTTATATCAGTGGGTAGAGCTATACGGTTTCCCTGCGATCAAGAGGCCGGATGGCAACTGGATGACGACTATGACCTCGATAGACCAGTGGATCTTCCTCGCATGTCAGGTGGATAATGAAAACAGACCCCACTCCCGCGGAAACACTGCCAGATACCATATCGCCAGAAGACGTCTTGACGATCGTCTCAGAGAATCCAGACTTCGCTCGCTTCGTGGTGAACCAAGCGAGGGCAGACCTGGGCCTCGCCCCGACTGGACAAAAGGAGCACCACTGGGCGAGGAAGCGCCGGCGGGCGGACGAGATCCGAGCGGGGAAGATCAAGGCCAGTGAGGGACAGGAGAAGAAGAGGGCCCCATCCAACAATTCAGCAAATAGACCATCCTTCAAGCCCCTTTGGGACGCCGAACAGCTCCGTCTCAAGCTCCAATCCTATGACCGTACCCCCTTCCTCGACATCCTCGCCATCTGGATGGAGTGTGCTCCCACTCCGCAGACCATCATGGCCTTTGCAGACAGGTATCCAGACAGGTGGACCAAAGCCCTCCTCGACCTCGGTCGCCTCGGAGGCTTTGCAGAGAAGCGGGAAATCGACATATCTATGGAGGCCTCTATCCGTAATATGTCAGATAGCCAGATCGAGGACCAGCTTCGCGATGCCGCATACAAGCTCGGCATCCCTCTCCCTCGCCTCCTCGAAGCAACTCGCAGCCGCTTTCCCACCCTTGACGTGATAGTTGCTGACAAGGCAAAGGAAAAGCCCCCGACCTAAGCCAGGGGCTTTCCCTCAGACTCGTTGCATACCCCTGAGTGCAGCCTCCTCTTCAGCCATGATCATCTGCATCATGACCACCTGAGCATCCTCAGGCGTAAGTCCATCTGCCACATGCTCCCACCCCTCTGTCGTATGCCTGAACACAGAGTGGGAGATGACCAGATAGACTACGTTGGCAGCCGGAGAGTGGGCGTATGCATCCCACCAGATGGTTGGTAGAATCATCTGATGTGTCCCTTGTCTGATGCGTGTCAGCTATGCCTAATGGCATACCGGGTCTGATTATGACCTAACCTCCGTCGGGCAGACGGATAATGCCTATGCTTTTACCTTATACCACTGAACCTGCGCTACATGCTCTGTGAACTCCCAGTCATCGAGGAAGTCGGTCTTGAGGAGAGAGTACATTCCCCTTGCAATGTCAGCCTCAATGAGCTTTGCAGCCCTCCTAGCGTCGTCCTGGTCAAGGTAGCACCTAAAGTACGCCCTGTGTGTCGCTTGATCCAGTATCACATACACAGGCTCTCCTTTGACCATAGCCGGCTGGCCCTCATGCAAAGATGGACGATCCTCCATCAGATGGTAGCGGACTACTGTTAGCATGTTGACATTTCCCTGTGTCAGAGCCTGCCCCCTTTTGGAGGGCAGACCCCATCTTGTGCATGTCAGTCAGCGTGTGTCATTACCCTTACAGGAGCGCCACGTATGTAGTCTGTGACCTCCCATTCAGTCTTGTACCTGGCCATCCTAGCGAGAATAGCGGCCTTTTCAGCGTCACTCATCCCAGACTTTAGCACATCCTTATTCAGAACATGCCACTCGCCATCCTGGAACGTCTCGACGGTCACGATAACCTGATTATGCATGTGTCACCTATCGCGAACTCCACGGCAGTGTGCCATGGAGGGCCAAAGGGCCAAAGGGGGCCAGATGGCCCCAAAGGTCAGTCATCATCGCAGCCAGGCAGATCGCCACCTCTCTTCTGCACAGCTGTTGCAATATGCATACTCAGGTCTGATGCGAACCATCTGACCACATCCACGACACCTCTTCTCCACGTTCTCTCGTTGGACCTGATGATAGAAGTCGATATCATCCTGGTCCTCGATGTCCCAGTGGCCAAAGTTGTCATCGTAGTAGGAACGACCTGTCATATGTCACCTATCGGCTTGAGCTGGCCTAAATGGCCTAAAAGACAGTCGCCCCGAAGGGCGACCGAGGTGGATGGCTGTTAGGCCATCGGGGGAACTCTGGGCTCCTCTCCCAAGGGCCTTTCCCCTAAGGAGGGCCACCGCTCATACAAGATGCCGGCAGCCAGGATGTCGATGAACACCCCAAGGCCCTGCTCCTGGGTCATGCTGCGGCCTTTGACCGCTCCCTTGACATAACCCACCAGAGCCCGAGCCTCCTGTTTGGAAGGATGGCCCTGGACTATGGCCATAGCCGCAACGTGGAATGCGCTTGCGAGTATCATGGGAAGCCCCCAAGACCGATGCCGAAGTGCATCGTGGTGCCATTATGGCACATCCGGTCCCAGATGTCAAGCGTCCTATCACCTCTCTCTATCCCCATCGCACCAGCAGACCCCAGTCCATCCCAGGCCAAGGCAGCAGACACCCCCTGGACCCCCCGTAGACGGGAGATGCACCTCCGGCAGACCCCGCACCGCTGGGCCCTAGCGGCCCCGTTGCCACATGTAGCTGATGGGCCACATCCAGGAGATCACGAAACCGTGACTTGCGATAGGAGCTAGCTCCTGGCACAATGGCGTCAATGCGGTGCCATGAGGCCCGCAGGGCTCTTTCTCATAGGTGACACATGGCTACTATCGCCAAGCAGGCTGAGGTGAAGGCTTCCCAGGCTAACGAGGAAGCAAATGAGATTGGTGACACCCAGTATCTCGGTGGGAAGAAAGTGCGGCGTCGTTTCAAGTGGCGCCCGTACCAGAACGCCCCCGAACAGACTAAGGACGCCATCTTCGACTTTAGCCGCTGCACCGAGGAGCAGGTTATCATCTTGGCCATGTATGGGGCCACGGTGAAGGCGCAGGCCCTCCTGAGGACGGCAGCAAACTCCGCCCCGTCTCTCAAGGTCGATCCCAACTACCTCAAGGAGATCGACGTCCTGCGTGATATCGTCTCCGCTGCGTCGGTCAAACAAGACCCGACCGCCGCAGCCATCCTGGCCCTCCGCAAGGCCGGGGCGAGTGAGGAGGTGATAAAGGCGGCCGCCGAGAACCTGGCGAAGGTCAAGAAATAACCTACCGCAGACCTGGCCCCGAAAGGGGCCATTTTTTTGCCTATGCCCCAGACCCCAGACCCCAGACCCCAGACCTGGCCCGCAGGGCCAGACCAAGATATGCGACGCACATCCACTCGATGGCAATCCAGGTGCGAGTGCGAGGCATGCTGTGGGGATTACGCGCTCGCCTCACGAGACGCAAGATGCGGGGAATGCCTCCCATCTCGATCACAAAATCGTGAGTTGTGTCTCGGCGGTCCAGCTGGTATATTCGCATCATGAGTTCGGAGATCGAGTGGCCTAGCGCCCGGCCGTGTGCCCGCCTCGAACTCACCGCAACCGCCACTCGTATGTGCACACCGAGTGGGTGTGGCCCCCGAGCCCCTGGTTGCGAGGCAGATAAACGGTCGCCTCACGTCTTTGTGATCCCAACTCCCCATTGCGGCATATGTGACCCTAGGGGGGTGGGAGCGCCTGAGACGTGAGGAGCCCGCCAAGACATCCGTCGCACTGGCTGGTGTGTATGGTGAAATGCACCAATTAGGTGCTTGTCCCCTCCGTGCCACCTTCGGGATGGTCCCTTCGGGATGGTCCCTTCGGGACACCTCCTCCCCCGCCCAAATTTTGGCCATGGTCCCTTCGGGACCCCCCAAGCCCTTCGGGGCCCTCCAGGCGGCCCCTCCATGCCCCCAGAGCATAGAAAAACCCCCAGGCTGCCATAGGCAACCCAGGGGCTTGCATCACCTCAGTGACGGACGGAGCCGCCCCGTCAGGTTATGCGGGGGGTGCTCTCTGGACATATCACATGGATGGAGAGAGTCAAGGGTTCATGGGGTGACGGAAGGAGAGACCCCCGAGGGTTATGCGGGGGGTGCAGGGCCCCACGCCGAAGGCGTGGGCTACGCATGCCTATTCCGCATTATCCTAGCTATGAGAATTCTCTTAGCAATCCAGCCCCCATGCTTGGTCTGATCAGCTTCTAGCGTAATGTGGGTGCATGGGAGGACAGATTTCATCAGGGGGAATGGGATGTATATAATAGGACCGTCATCGACATAAAGCAGTCGGCCCCGACGTATTCCTGTGAATTGTGTCATTTCTGCCCTAAGAACGGAAGTCCTGCGGACTTCTTGCGTTTCTGCCGCCCTCTGGGCGGCTTCTGTGCAGCGACGTCAGCTGCTCCGAGGGAGAAAGGGCCATCTCTGGCTGGAGTTGCCCCGAGAGTGTCGGCAAAAGGCCTTCTTTTCCTTCCAGAAGCCGGATTTAGGCCCCTTGCCAGCTGTGCAAATGGATTTCTCATGTCTTCCTTAGCAACAGGACGGCCCATTCCGTCCAGTTTGGGCGAAATGAGCTGCTGTCTATCGCCAGAAGGCTTGAGTTTCATGGGTAGAGGGCCCAGGTAGCGCCGA